TGGTTTACCATAAGGAGTCGGCGTGGGCAGGCGGCCTGTGCCTTTTTTCAAGGACGAGGTAACTATGAAGCGATTTGTTTTTGGTCTGTTGGCTCTGGCTATGGTGGCTTCCGCAGCTTCGGCTGGCCCTTTACGTCGTAAGGCGGTTGTGACAGGAACCAAAACCGTAACCCAGACCCAGACCACAACCACCGTTACCACGGTTACTAACGCCCAGGAAGTGGCTGCTTATCTGGCCGGAATTGGCAGGATTGGCCACTTTTTCCGCGGCGGATATCGCTTTGAGGGCGTGGGTATGGGTTCCACCCCCCAGGCTGCCATCAATTCCTGCTGCAAGCCCCGTTTCGGCGGTTCTCCCCGCGAGATCGGCGTTGCACAGGGACGCAACGGCATGTTTTACGCATGCTGCCGGTACTAAGAAAAATTGTTGACCGTGTTTAGGATTGGGTTTCCGGTCGGCACGGTTGACAATACACGCACGGCTTGCCATCCCTTGTCGTGCGTTGTACGGGAGTAGAGAAGAGGCTATCTCGCCACCCTCATAAGGTGGAGATCGCTGGTTCGAGTCCAGCCTCCCGCAATGGTTTTCTCAAAGGAAGGAGTCCCCTATGAACAAGATCAGGAAGAAGATTGTTCGCAGGAAAGAGTTGATCGCAGCCTTGACAAGGATAGCGGCCAACAACAAGAGGGCGACGGCCCGATAAACGAATCGGGCTTTTCAGAGGCGGTGACCCCAAAAGGTCGCCGCCTTTTTTATTGGGGGGTTCTTATGTATGTGATGCGACCGAATGACGGCTACAAGCAATCCTTGAGGGATTTGGCAAAGTCTTTGCTTTCCAAGGGTGCGGTTAGCCATTTTGTCGAAATTGGTTCTTTTTCCGGGGAATCCGCTGTCATCTGGCACGAATCCTTGCCTGATTCCACCATCTGGTGCATCGATCCCTGGTTGCCAGGCTACGACCCAAACGATGCCGCCAGCAACGAGAACATGACCGCTGTTGAAAAAGCGTTTGATCGCAGGGTTTTTGGGTGCGAAAGACTGGTCAAGCTGAAAGGCACTTCGGACGACTTCAAGTCGTTGTCGTGCCTCCAGTCTGTCGATGCTGTCTATGTCGACGCCATGCACACTTACGAGGGCGCCAAGGCCGACATTGAGTTCTGGTTGCCTCGCTGCAAGCTGGCCATCACCGGCCACGACTACAACGGAGGCTGGCCAGGCGTGATCAAGGCTGTGGATGAAGTCGTTGGCAAGCCTGACTTTATTTTCCCAGACAGTTCCTGGTTGAAGTGGATCAAGAGATGAATCCGCCCCACTAAGTCGCTGTGTTTTGCAAAATGCATTTTTCGCCATGATGAGGAGGTTGCGATGACAGATAACGACAACGAATACTGGGAACTCAAGAAAGCAATCGACCTTGCCTCGTCGGCAGACAGATTTGCTGAGTTGGGTGTGGCCGACCTTCTTGATTTGAATTTCATCCATACCTGCCGAAAACTTTTGCCAGACTTTTTGAAAAAACACTCGAGGCTCCTGCGATTGGTCCGCGAGAGCCAGGACGAGATCGAAAGCTTAGACAACGAGGTGTGTCGGGTTGGAAGAGAATCGATGCAATTGATCAATGAAAATTTGAAGCTGAAGGCCCAGGTCGAAGAACTAGAAGAGCGTTTGTCGATCATGCTGGAAAGCAAAGGCGTTGTTGAGGGTTGGGACGCATGAATCGCAAGAAGCTGGAGTACCTGAAAGCCTGTGAGCGCGGAACCCGCGAGGCTGGTGTCAGACTCTTGCGCGGACATGTCGTTAGGACAGAAAGCGGTCGTTTTGTGTCCAGGTTGACTATCGGCCACCATCCTACCGAGGAAGACGCCGAAGCCTTCCTTGAGACAGTCAGGATCATGTTGAATTCCCAGAAGGGGCGAACAACCGATTATTTTCAGTGGGGTTTTAGATTTGTCGGAGACGACATTTGCGGCAATTGTTATTTCAAGGTTGTGCCACTTGATTATTACGAGAGACACGGCTCTTTTGATGGTAACCCCTTCCCGTATTTTCAATTGCCAACATCGCTAGGGTTTTCACACGAAAGTGAATCGACCTTCAGGTATGGCGGCGACGAAACAGAGGGTAGGGGTATTTTGATTCGCATGGGACTGAAGGAGCTTGATTGTGGATGACCTTGAAGGCATTTTGCTGTGTGACGGCCTCGAAGGTGCTTTTATTGGTGTTTTGCACCGGTTCAATCAACCGACGATCGCAGTCTATGACATTGAAAAAATCATCGCTATTTACATGTATCGCGATGGCATGACCGAAGAAGAAGCCCGTGAGTTTTTTGAATTCAATGTTATCGGAGCGTGGGTTGGGGAACGCACTCCAAGTTTTGTGTCTTCAATGTCACTCGAAGAGCTAAACCTGGCAATTCAGGAAAGCTCCGAATAAAAAAACAAAAAAGCTTGCCAACACCCTATGTAAAATCCTAAGCTTTTTGCTGGTTAAAACTTTTCTCAAGGAGTGTGGGGATGTCTCTCGACGAAGATGTTGCCAAAGCTTTGCAGTATGGTCGCCCAAAGAAGGACGATCCCAGGAAAAAGCCGGCAAAACCAGACGAAAGGAAGCGGGGCAGCAAAAAGAACCCCAAGGATTCTGCTTCTAAGCCAAACAATTCCATCGAGGTTTCAGCGGAGACCGAGAAAAAGATTCGCAAGTTGATGGAAGAACACAACGCCAAAGACCCGAAATACAAGGCCAATATGGCCATGTTGAAGGCCGTCTTTCGTCGCGGGGCCGGAGCGTTCAGCACCAGCCATGCTCCAGGCATGGATCGGACCCGTTGGGGCCTGAAGCGGATCGAGGCCTTCCTGTACCTGCTGCGCAGGGGTAGGCCGTCCAACCCCAACTACAAGCAGGACAACGACCTGCTGCCGGACGGACATCCCCGCTCCAGCAAGAAGAAGGAGAAGTCCAAGAGTAGCACCCTCAACGACATTCTTTCTCGCATCGAGGGAGCTGTGCAGGATTTGCGCGATTCCCTGCGGGGCTGATGATGTTCAAGGTTTCGCTCGGAGAGAACGGCTGTTTCTTTGTGTCAGACAACGAAGGAAGACCAGCCGTTGTCTCCGGTGAAACATTGGATGATTTGGCCGATGTGCTGATAGCCATGTTGGCAGCGGTCAATAGTTTTGAAGGCTTTCAGGGGCAGCGGGCTTCGGAGTGGCCGAAAGTTAGAAGACAACACCTGGATGCCAACCCCCGTTGCGCAGCCTGTGGTTCGGACAAAAGTCTTCAGGTTCACCACAAGAAACCTTTCCATTGTGAGCCTTGTCTTGAATTGGACGCCGAAAATCTGATCACATTGTGTCCTTTGTGCCATTTCTACTTCGGGCACTTGCTCAGGTGGAAAAGCTGGAATGTCGATGTGAGCAAGGATGCGGCTTGGTTTTTAGAAAAGGTTAAGGAGAGACCATGAAAAGCTGGGGATTGACATTGTTTGTGGTTGTCTGGATCAGTTGTATCTGGCAGTTCTCGGTTCGCCCGATCCTAAACATGGAAATGCGCATCAAGGCAACGGAGGCCAGTCTGCGATTTGAAAAGCAGCGGTCGCAGCTCCTGGATGACGAGATTGCCGAGCTTCGCACAAAACCCAGCTACGAGGAAGGTTATCGCGACGCCGTCATCCGTGCCGGGGCGCCCGAAAATGCCAGCGCCTACAAAGATGGTTACGATGCGGCCATCCTTGCTGTCGGCGATGGAGGCTATGCTGACGGTTATCATGCAGCCATCAAGCAGTTTGGCTTCCCGGCCCGCCCCAACCAGGCCATGGCCAAAGCCAGGAAGGATGGTGCCGAATGAGCATCATCACGAAAAAAGGTGTGTGCAAAGTCACGAACGAGCAGTACGCCGAGGCCTACAAGCAGTATGAGCCGTGTCTGCACAAGCATTGCCAATCGTGGACCGGTAAGTTTGACAAGGATGAGGCCATGCAAATTGCTGGCATTGCCTTGTGGATGGCACTCCAGAATTACGACAGTTCCCGCCGGATGACTTTCCTCGGGTATCTGATCAACCGTATCCGTTGGTCTTTCCTGGTGGCCTACCGCAAGAAGAGGAGGCAGAACAAGGAAATACCTGTCGATACCACGGTCAAGTGCTGGATAAACGAACCCTTCTATCTGCACGAAGATCCTGATGAGAGGCCCGATGTCATCAAAAGACACCTGAATGACAAGGCGTCTAAGATTGTTGATCTGGTCGTGGCGGGGAAAAACACGACGGAAATCAAGCAGGAGATGGGTATTTCTAGGCAGCGGGTTCATCAGATTTTTGGAGAAATCCGCAGCACACACAATCGGCTTTGTTCGATTGGCAAAATGTAGTCTGTCTAGACATCCTTGATTTTTTCAACGCGCATCCTTGCTAGTCAGGGGTGCGCGTAAGTCTTTTTGTCAACCCAATTAATAATCCAGACAAACATAATTTTGAAAAAACTATTGTCAACTCTGTCCAGCTTGCTATTATTTGAATGTCGGGAGCAAGAGTTGCAACCGAAAAAGTCGTGAGACAAGGAAAAGAGCGATGAGCAACAGCAGCGTTTTGGTGGGATCGGGTAACAATGGCGATTTCGTGCATCAGCACCAGGAAATGGGTGCCAAGCAGGATTTCCGCAATGTGTCCAAGAAGTGGCTGGACAAGTGCATCACTTTTGATCAAGGCCTGGAAAGGCTTTACGACGGACGCAGCCAGACGGAAGATTTTGAGGCAACGATCACCCAGTTCCGTCCCGCTTTGACCGACTCTGGCCGTTTTGTCATCCGCGACCAGGCTTCCGGCAGGGATTTCAAGCCCACCCAACACGCCCTCAACCAGCTTTCCCGCTGGGCAAATGTCGGCAACTTCCTGCCGACGAAGCTGTATGCCAGCACCGACACCCAAGATCACGAGACGCTGGTTCGTGTTTTTGAGAACGGTCTGCGCCATCTTGATAGCGACAAGAACCTGTTCTGGCGTTGCCGTCAGGATGGCACCCTTCGCGCCGTCCTCAGCAACCGGTACATGGAGGTCAACAACGAATGGTTCCTCAAGACCCTCCAGGAAATCATACCTGGCGGCATGTTGTCGCACTGGCGGGGGGATAGCGACACGATTTACGGCAACATCCTGATCCCAGATTCCATCCGGGAAGAGTCCGACAGCGACTACGGTGGAATGCTGTCTATCGGCAACTCCGAGGTCGGCACCCGTCACCTGTTCTCGTTGCCGTCTGTTTTCCGGGCCATCTGCATGAACGGGTGCATCTGGGATCAAAAGAAGGGCGAATCCCTGAAGATGCGTCACAATGGCGAACCCGACTATGAAGTCCTGTATGTCGCCATCCGGCAGAATCTGGAAAACCAGATTCCTCTCCTGCCCCGCGGGATTGGCCAACTACTGGATACCCGGGCCAAGAAGTGGGACAGCGGTTCGATTTATCCACTGTTTGCCGCCTTGGCGACCGAGTTCAAGATCGCCCGCGAACCCATCAGCAAGGTTCTGGGCGCTTACCAGGAGGAGTTGCTGGCAGCCGACTCCAGCCGCAACAACCTGTTTGGGGTGATCAACGCCTTCACCCGGGCTGGTCAGGGCCTGTCCAACGAGCAATGGTACAGCTTTGATATCATCGGCGGCAAACTGGCTGGTTTGTCCGGCAACGAGTGGGATGGTCTACGCAACCGGGCCAGGGCCATGAAGACAGAGACCGTGGACAAAGTCCTTGGCCTGGCTTCCTAGCTTAAAAATCAGTCTTAAAAACAAGCCCGTCCGGATGATTCCGGGCGGGTTTTTTCGTCAGAAAAAGAAAAGCCCCCGGGGATCACTACTCCCCGGAGGCCTTTTGACTCTGCCAGAGGTTTCTGGCCGGAGAGTCATACCCCTTGCAGGATGGTACTTAAACAATAGTTTTGAAGCTCTTTGTCAGCAAGGTACGAAAAATAATTTTACTTATTGGCCAATTGAACAATAATGGAGTGTCGGCCTGTGGGGGAAACTGGCCGATAGGATGTTCGCTTGTGTGTTCAATGTCGTACTTAGTTTTGGGGGAACACAATTATTGGGGGGTTGTTATGAAGACTAATTATCAGGTTTCGCCAGAAGAGTTCATCATGGCCTGGGAGACTAGTGAGTCGGTGCCGGAGGTGGTTGAAAAGCTTCGGCGGGTTGCCAAAGCCAAAAATGCTCAAAGTATGTCTAAAGATATAGTTTTATCTCGTGCGTCATCTTATCGTTCTCTGGGTGTGAATCTGAAAAAGATGAAACGGAAGCACGGCAAACCGATCGATGTCAAAGCTTTGAACAATCTGGTCTCCAGGATCAATCAGGGGGGCGGTCTGTTTGACAAGGATGTCGTGGCCATCGACTTGAGAAAAATGAGCAACGACAAGATCACAGCCTGATTTTGTCTGGGGTGTCTGGTCTTCTGGGGTGGTGTATTCAATTACGCTATCCACCCCCAGAGGACTAGACCCATGCCCAATCTCTATGGCAATCCTGTCGTTTCCGGGCAGATGATTCCGCACGGCAATGAAGCCCTTACCCAGACAACGCAGGTCATCACCGATCAATTTTACGCTGAACAGAAGCAAATCCTTAAAAAGAAGGCTTTCGGCGTCGATTACTCTGTCCTGCCTAGCGGGACGGAAGCAGCCACCGTTTCTCAGGTGAGTGTGCGCCAGACCAACCCGCCAGCGGCATCTTCTCGCGGGTTTTTCTGTGTTGGCAACAGCATCGTCTGACTTGAGGTAGAACCATGGATTTTTCCATTCTGATCAGCAAGTTATTTGAAGCTCGTCAAGCAGCCCACAACGCCCATCTTGCCACTCGCTCTTACGCCGCCCACAAGGCCATGAATGAGTTTTACGATGGTATTCTGGAGATTGCCGACGAGTTGGCTGAGGTCATCCAGGGTGAATTTGGCCTGTTGTCCCTGGATGTGCAGGCTCCCCCTGCCAATGTGGACTTCGTGGTTTACCTCAAGGAATTGTGCGCCATCCTGAAGGCAGCCAATCAAATGATCCCGGGTGTCCAGAGCTACCACCAGAACATCATCGACAATGCGCTGGCCCTGTCCTACAAGACCCTCTACCTGTTGACGCTTTCGTGAGCCTGGTCGAGGGGAAGGATTATTATTTGGAAAACGGAAGTTATGTCCTGACAAGGACTTACCTTCTGAGCCGTGGAAAATGTTGCCACGGTGGGTGCCGCCACTGCCCCTACCCGGTCAATATGGGTAGGAGGACCCAGGATAATGAGTCAGATTGCGTATTTCGTGAAGGCGGCGAAGCGGCCATCGACCCGGTTTGATACGGCTACCGAGAGCTTGGTTTATTCTTTGATGCCAGAAGCTCCGGTTTCGTCGAAACAGATGGCAGACATTGTCCTCTCCTGGGTCAAAGAACATCCCGATGACGGCCCCATCCACGGGGGTGTTCGGGAGATCAGTCTGGCGATGGAAAATCTACTCCTGCGGGGGTGGATTCAGACCTCGTTTTTGAAGGCTGCCGTAACCATTTGACGGTGTATTGCTGGGTAGGTGTTATCCCTATCTGGCATCGCCGGAGGTACGGCCATGGACACACAGACTGCGCTGCAAATTCTGGAAAGATTTGGCTTGCCAATCTTCCTGTTGTGTGTCTGCGGCCTAGCCTTGTACAAGGCGGCAATCTGGGCGGCAAACCGCATTTTTGTTCCTGTCGCTGAACGCCACATCAAGTTCCTGGACGATGTCAGTTGCGCGGTGGACAAGATCACCGTCAACCAGGAAAATCTGGTCCGGAACATGGCCGATCTGTCTACCCATGTGAAAAGCCACAGCCGTCGCATGTCTTCTCTTGAGAGAGTGACCGAAGAAACAAATGTCAACTAAGGGGGTGACCCATGTGTGCCAGTTACGAGGTGCATGGGACTCCACCGGAGAAAAAACGATCCGTCCGATTGGCCAGTTTTCCAGATCGCGGTATCAATTGGCAAAAAGCCTGGAAAAAAGCTCAGGAATTTATTGAGGACGGCTATCGCAATGTTCGAGTTGTTGAAGTTCCAAGTTCAAATAATAATTGATCGTTTGTAATATCCGATCTATCCTCCTGTTGGGTGTTGCAATTGTGCTACCCAACAGGATTTTTTGTTGTGATTTACCCAAAAATCAGCTGTTTGTGCCCCACATACGGCCGACCCCATGCTCTGGAAGAGGCGATGCACTCTTTCCTGCTCCAGGATTATCCTGGCCCCAAAGAGCTGGTGATTGTCAACGACCTTCCCGATCAACAACTCTGCTTTGATCATCCTGAAGTCAAGATAGTCAATCTTCCCGAGCGCATCGCCAATCTGGGCGAGAAGTTCAATCTGACCGCCAAGGAGGCGACCGGGGATGTCTTGGCCGTCTGGGATGACGATGACATTTTCCTGCCACACCGCCTGACCTATTCCTTTGAGGGGATGTGGCGGGGCCTCTTCCACACCGGACTCGGCTACTACGAGGAAAAACCCTTCCACATCCAGCACGCCAGCAATCTCTTCCATTCTTGCCTGATGCTGACCAAGAAAGTCTTCTGGGATGTCGGGGGCTACCGGCATGTTGACTGGTGCGGTGCCGACTCGCTGCTGTTCCAGGATCTGATCCGCAAGTACGGCGAATTCTCCAAAACGATCCCCGACAAAGACCGCTTCTACATCTACCGCTGGTCTTCCGTGCAGTCCTATCACGTCAGCGGCTGGTCTTCTGAGAAAGTCTCCTCGCTGGTTGAGGGCTTTATCAAAGAACGCATCCAATCCGGCCAGCTTCCGTCGGGCGCGGTTCAGCTTGAGCCACGCTGGTCTTACGACTACACGGAGTTTCTCCCTTGATCAATGTCTGCTCTCCGGTCAACGAGCTTGGCTACGGTACGGTCGGCCGCAACCTCGTGAAGACCATGATTGAGATGGGTGTCAAACCGGCCCTGTTTCCGATCGGCAACGCCGTGGTCGCCAACAGCGAAATGGAGATGTTTGCGAAGGCCGTGGAGCGGGCCAAATTCTACAAGCCAAATCACCCGTCCTTCCGCCTCTGGCATGCCTGGGATTTGTCCCAGCATCCGACCCGATCCAAGCGTTCCGCAGCGACCTTTTTTGAGTTGGACTCGCTGAAGCACGAGGAAATCTACCAGCTCAGCCAGATGGATTGCGTCTTTGCCTTCGGGGAATGGTCCGCCGATGTCATGCGTCGTTCAGGCGTGACCGCCAGGATTGAGAACATCCATTGCGGCGTGGATCGGAATATCTTCGCAGACCGCCCTCTCCCCCAAGAAGGGCCGACCCGCTTCATCAATGCTGGCAAGTGGGAAATACGCAAGGGTCACGACATCCTCTTGCGGGCTTTCCTGAAGGCTTTCAGACCAGACGACGATGTCGAACTGGTCATGTTGTGCGACAACCCGTTCCTGACACCCGAAGAGACCAACGAGTGGGTGGACTACTACAAGAAATCCAGGCTTGGCGACAAGATACGCATCCCCATGCGTTTGGAGACGCAGCACGAGGTGGCCAACCTCTTTGCGTCGGCGCATTGCGGTGTTTTTCCCAGTCGCGGGGAAGGGTGGAATCTTGAGGCTCTTGAGTTGCTTTCAATGGGGCGCCATGTCATCGCCACGGCCTGCACCGCCCATCTTGACTACCTGACCAGAGAAAACGCCACCCTCATCCCCACAGGTCCCCTTGAGCTTGCATATGACGGGAAATGGTTCACGGGACAGGGGAGGTGGTATCAATTGCGGGAATCAGCCGTGGACGAGACGGCCGAAGCCATGAGGGCGATCCACGAACGGCGTCAACAGGAAAAGCTGGCAATCAACGAGGACGGCATCGAGACCGCCAAGCGTCTTTCCTGGGAGAGCGCCGCAAGAAAAATCTGTTCGGTTCTGGGAGTTATCGATGCAGTGTGACCTCCGGGTGGCCGTGGCTCTGGCTTGCGTGCCGTTCGGCACCGGCAGCGAGATCAAGTTTCTGGTCTCCAAGCAGCAACCCTGCGAAATGCCGACAACTCCCGCCGTGCCGGGAGAAGAACCCCTGCAAACCACCTCCGACTTCCTGCGCAGACTCGTTGGCGTCGGCGCAAGGATGGGAGACAAGGGCTGGGTGGAGATGCGCCTGGGGGCTGTGGTCACGCTGTCTGTCGATCCCTGGTCGATCCTGTTGGTTTACGGCGGTATGGTCCCCGAAGAATTGGCTGTTCGCGAGGAGGGTTATGAATGGAAAACATGGACAAGCCTAGGAAGGCAAGGCGCGGCCGACCCGCTGCACCTAAAAAACATGCTGATGGCGGCGCAAAAAATCTGAATGATGTCCAGATCAAAGTGCATTTCACCCTCGACGGCGACGACATTCGCTGCACGATGGATGTCCCCCAACCCGAGACAACTTCGGAAGCGGTCGACAACGCCGAGAAGCTGGGCACGCTGCTGGCCCTGATCCAGACCGGCAAAATCCTGCCGGTCGTGAACTTCGCCATAGCCCGCTGCGGAATCATCAATGACCGGGTGGCCGAGTTTGAGTACGCCATGAAGGCCATGCATGTGGGAATGTCCCTGGGGCTTCCCGGGTCCGACAACAAGGAAACTCCCGTGGTCAGTCCAACCGATGCTTTTCTCTTCAGGAAGGAATCTTGACGATGTCAGCACGAGTGATCGCCGACTCCATCAATCCGGCTGGCAACCGGATCACCACGCTTGTGGTCCGTTTTCCCAGGTTTATCCTCCCGGAATGGAACACCCACCGGCTGTTTTCCAGAAACGCCGCTTCTAGTCGGGCGATCCCGACCGCCAAGATCATCGAGCAGGTCGAAAAAGATCCGGCCATGCCGGTGCATTGGGGGAGGAATCAGCCGGGGATGCAAGCCCATGCCGAGCTTTCCCCGGCCGATCAACCGGTCGCCGAGACCATCTGGCTTCAGGCCAGGAACAACGCAGTATTCAACGCAAGGGAGATGCTCTCGATCAATGTTCACAAGCAGGTCGTGAATCGGCTGCTGGAACCGTGGATGCAGGTCAGCGTTCTGGTGACCGCCACAGAATGGGAGAACTTCTTCAAGCTCCGTTGTCACCCGGACGCCCAGCCAGAAATACAGAAGCTGGCCAACGAAATCAGGGCCGCCATGGAGGCCAGCGTGCCAGCTTTCCTCAATCCCGGCGAGTGGCACATCCCCTTCGGTGATCGTTGCGAGGGTCTGACCAGCGCGGAGCGACTGAAGGTGGCCACCGCCCGCGCCGCCCGTCTTTCCTACGAAACCTTTGACGGCCAGATCGATCCAGAAAAGGATTTTGCCCTCCACGACAGCCTGGCGGAATCCGGCCACTGGTCCCCGTTTGAGCACTCGGCCGTGGCGCTGATGGCCGATATCGGTGTAGGCAATTTCCGGGGCTGGAAACAGTACCGGAAATTCTTCGCTGGAGAGGACGGCAAATGAAAAACAAGATCCAATGGCTCAAATGGGTCGATCCGCTCCGATGGCAAGAGAGCAAAGATCCGGAGCTTTCCGGCGAACAGTCCACCACCGACTCCTTTTCCGATGACGATGGCGACGGAGACCAGTCCCGCCATGTCCGGATGATCGCTGGCCCCTACGGACTTGTTCCCGTCGGCGAACACGGCCTGTCAAGCAAGTTGTACAAGCTTTGGGTTGCCCACACCAACTTTGATATCACCGAATCCGTTGTCGAGTCTGTCGAGCAGATTCCCGGGGTGGAAATCCTCAGGGTCTGGACCCGCTACCGGATGTGGGTGGGAATTGGCAATTTGTTTGACACGACCGAGGTGCAAAAGGCCATCGACTATGCCTTGTGCGGGGAGCCGGAACCTCTCCCGCCCAAACTGGTCAGCAAGAAGCAGGACGCAGCCATCAATATCCTCGTCAAGAGATTGCAGCAGGAACACAAGAATGAAGCTTGGGCTATTTGTCGACTTCCAGACGGGACTCTGTGGACTGGTACTGGAGCCGATTCGGAAGCTGTTATCCAGACCATCGCCGACCAAGGACTTGACGGCAGCATCGTCGCCTCCAGCTGGGAGAAAAGTGGTCGTGCGTGAGGTAACCAACCAGCAGCTCAAGGACGCCATGGCTGTTGAGGACAACCGCAACATCATGAGGAAAGTCACCTCCAAATACGCCGGCATAATCAACGCCGACGACTTGGACACATGCAGTCTTCACGCCCTGTGGCGCACCCTCCAATGCCACGACCCGTCCTACAACCAGAAATTCACGACCAGCCTGTTCCGCTTTTGCGAGTGGGAATGCCAGCGCGAGTTGCGGAAAAAGAAAACCAAGGTTGTGTCCATGACCGTGCCCATTGAGAACGCCTCCCCCGCCGAGATTGGCGAGGAGACCCTTCCTTCCGTCGACGAGGAATGGGTCAGGGAGGCCATTAGCCAGTTGGACGAGGAAGACCGCCAGATTATCCAGTTTTACTTTATTGAGAACCATAGTCTTCGGGAGGTGTCTGCCAGGTTCAACCTGTCCAAGCAGGCGGCCAGAAAACGCAAGGCTGAGGCGATGCAAAAATTGAAGGAACGGCTGGAGAGCTGTTCTGGTTAGTATCGGTAGCTCGGCGGAATGTTCTTACCAGGAGAGATAGATGGCTACCAATGTCGACCAAGTCAAGCGTTATGTTGAAATCGTTGTCAGCGCAGCTGGATGGATTCAGAAGATGATCCCCGGCCAGGCCGACGACAAGGCGATCGAAGCCCTGACCAAGCTGGCCAGCCAGCCCTGGTTTGCCGAGTTTGCCTGCTACATCCTGAACCTGTTTGAGGATGGCAAGGAACCCTCCTTGGCTGAACTCAACCTCGCCCTGACCCAATTCGTTCCCACCAAGATCGGCCCTGTCAACTGAGGTGACCCGTGCGTAAGGCTTTGCTTGCCCTGTCGTTTGTCCTGTCTTTTGCGCTCGGTGCTTTTGCGCAAGACAAGTATCCCCTGCCTCAGCAGTCAATCGTCGGGGCGGAAAAGCCTGTACCGCTTGGTGAACTGGTTGATCTCGGCCTGTCTCCGATTGAGAACAAGCCAGCCAATCTTGTTTCTTCCAGCGTCGACTGGAAAGTATTTGAGGGGAACACTCCCAAGCGCGTTCGTCCGACCGGCGACGGAATTTTCTTCGGAGCCGGCGTCACGCCGAAAAAACTCCTTGTCATTGCGTCCGTCAGTTACTTATATGTAACTAAGGAAGGCGACAAGATCACAGATGCTCAGACCAGGATCAAAGTCCTGACCGCTGAGCTGCAAATTGGCCAGTCCGAGCCGATCCCGGGTCCAACTCCCAACCCCACCCCAGGCCCGGGACCCGCTCCGACCCCCACCCCCACCCCAACGCTGCCGGACGGGCGGTTCGGGCTGGCCAAAACCACCTACCTGCTAGCCACATCCAAGGTTGCCGCACCACGAGACAAGGCCGCCTCGGTCTTGTCGGAAGCCTTTGAGTCCATCGCTTCTTCCGTGGCCGCTGGCGCCTACAAGACTGGCGATGCCATCCTGAAGGCGACCAAGGACGCCAACAACTCGGCTCTGGCTTCGGCCAACCTGACCCCGGAGCCGTGGGAGGAGTTTGGCAACGAGCTACAGAAAGTTTTGTACGACATGTACAAGACCAAAAAGATCACTACGGCTGAAGATTACGCCGATGCCTGGCGGGAAATCGCAGTTGGCCTCAAGGCTGTGAAGTAGCCTTCGGTTCTGTCCGGAGTAGGGTCCGGACATACGGCCGTTCAGTCCGGACATAAACATTAAGATTTTGGGTGAGACGCCATGGATAACGAAATCATCGACGCCTACAAGAACGGCAACCAGTCTGGTTGGCCCGGGGCTGAAGAAGCGGCCATCGGCTACCAGATGGTCAAGGACGATTACAATTTCGTTGACTTCCAGATTGTTGGAGCCATCGGCGCGCCCCCGAAGTTTTCCGAGAACTACCGGGTTGCCCGCAAAGTCCTGAATCGTGACATTGGCGGCAAGCTGAGTGTCCAGCTGATCGGTGACTGTGTCTCCTGGGGGATGAAGCACGCAGTCGAGTACCTTGCGTGCTGTGACATTCTCATGCGCGGCGACGCAGAAGAGTTCCATCCGGTCTTTGCTCCCTACATCTACGGCATCAGCCGGGTGCAGATCGGTGGCGGGCGCATGTCTGGGGACGGTTCCATCGGCTCGTGGGCGGCTGCTGGCGTCATGAAATACGGCACCATTTTCGCCGACAAGGATGACTGTCCTCCCTATGGCAAAGACATCGCCAGGACTTGGGGCAAAAAGGGGCCGGACAGCAAGTTTCTGGAAGTCGGCAAGAAGTATCTGGTGCGATCGGCGGCCAAGGTGAAGACTTGGGACGATCTGATCGCCGGACTAGCCAACGGTTATTCCTGCACCGTCGCCAGCGACCAGGGTTTTGAGATGACGCCCGGGGCAGACGGGTACCACGACCCTTCCGGATCTTGGGCGCATCAAATGTGCATTTACGACTACTGCCTGGTTGATCAGGAGCATGTCTACATCGCCAACTCTTGGGGGGATGTCCACGGCGTGGTCAAGAACCCGGGCACGGGCGAGGAGATGCCACGCGGCACCCTAAAGGTCAAACGCAAGACCATTGAGCGCATGATCGGGCAAGGCGACACCTTCCTGGTCAGCCAATACGACAACTTCCCCAGCCAAGACATCAGCATGGCCCTGTTTGATCTGGTCGGCAAATGAAAAGCCTCTTCCTTGGAACGCTCCTGATAGGCAATGCCCCGCCTGCCGAGGCGTTCAACCTGATCCCGTCCGCTGACTGGCTGGCTCCCTATGGTGCCGCCCTCGCCCACAACCCAGACAATCTTGAACATTGGTGGTGGGACAACAAGGTGAAGTGCTGGTGGCGCAGGGGACCAAGGAGGCCTATCGATGACAGATTCGGAAATTAAACCAGCCAAGAGTGGCGAATTCCCGGTACTGCAAGGTTATCTGGAAGAAAAACTGGTCGGTTTCGACCCGTTCACCATCTTGATGATTATCTCCATAGGCATCCAGGCATTGCGATTGCTTTGGGAATGCAAGAAAGCACGCTCTGCCCTCCAGGCGCTGGCTCAAGGTAACGGCCCCATCACCCGGATGTACACCCGCCACAAGGTGTATAAGCAGTTGATCCGGGCCGGTTTTTCCGACGAACAGGCGCAGCAGGCGACCGAGGCCCTCCGACTAGCATTTGCCGAGGGGCGGTTCGACGATGACTGATTTTCGGCGATTTGGCGGTGCCGCAACGACACTCCTAGAGTCAGTCGATGCGGTTTCCAGCCAGATTGTCGTCAATTACTCGTCAGAATTCCCGCAGCATCCCCCCTTCGACATTGTTATTGATTCGGAAATCTGTACTGTCCAAGCCTTGTCATCCCGGTCAGCGTCTCCGGTCGGGCTTCTTCTCTCTCTGACGCAGTCATCTCCAGAACTTGTCCTGACTGTCTTGCGCGCCCAGGAATCTACCGGGGCGACCAAACATCTCACCGGCAGATCTGTCAAGCCGGTCTTGACGCAAAAAGCCTTCCTGACCGTTGCCGACGACAAGGGATATGCCTCTGTCCGCCCCGTCCCTGGCACGTCCATCACACTCCAGCCCCTGAGCGGAAACGGTGTCTCGCTGCTCGACCCCATGACAAATGGCTGGAGACGCTTTCCGGCGGGGACGGAAACGCTGCTGCCGATTCTGGCTGACGGGGAAGCGGCTGACATTTTTGCTCACTGGAATGAATCGCTACAAAAGGTCATGTATTTCATGGCTGTTTGGTCGACTTCCAGTTCCCGTCCGGCAACGACCCTCAGGGACGGGGTGGCGACTAGAACAGATAGCTACAACCTTGTTCCCAGGCGTTATGTCGGGACAATCCAGAAACAAGGCACCCTGTTCACGCCAAATGCGTATCGGGTCACCTTGAGTGCGGCCAACAACTTGACCGCCCGCCACGAAGGATTCAAGGTTGTGCGGCTTAATCCGACCGTGAGTGCCGTGGTGTTGCACGGCCTACAGTCAGCGCGAGACGGCAAGATGGTGATCCTGAGCAATGTGTCATCTTCCCAAGGGGTGCTGCTGAAGCACGCTTCTGCGTCGGCGTTGACCAACGAGAAATTCCTACTGCCCCAAAAAGGCGATCTACCCATCCCGCCAGGCGGGGGCGTGGCCTGCATCTACGATGTGGTCAGCCGAGCCTGGAGGTTTGTGGCCAACTGTTTCTTCCGCCCTTCCCGCGAGACCGATCCGGACATCGTTCAAGACGCTCTGGAAGACGGAGAGGGCAATCTGCTGGCATACGCCAATGAATCCGGCGACATCATTCTTTACCGAGGGAACTGACAATGGCTGACAACGTGCAAATCACTCCGGGTGCCGGTGTGTCCATCGCCGCCGACGAGGTCAGCGATGCCACGCTGGGATCGTGCAAGGTGCAGTATGTCAAGCTGATGGACGGCACCCTGAATGGCACCAGCAAGGCCACGGTGGGGGCTAGCGGTCTGGCTGTCTATGCCGCCCAGAACGGCACCTGGAATGTGGCGGTTTCCGGAATTGTTGCTTCTCAACCTAGTTCTGGTGGTATCCTTCCAGGATTTGGTGTCTCCATGTCAAATGGAAGTGCGTGGACACCTTTAAGCAATGCGTTTGCTGCGGCAAGCATAGCACCAGTAGGCATCTCAACACTTGCGGTCGCCCCGTTTGTCTTCAACGGAACTTCTTACGCACCCACTCTGATTCCGTCTGTCTACAAAGACCTCAATGCCGTTACCGTAGGCGTGTTGTCAACGATCTGGACTCCGGCGTCCGGCAAGAAAATCCGGCTCTTGGGCGGTATCCTGTCGGTCTCCGGCAATGTCTCGCTGCTTTTTGAAGACAACTCATCCGGCAACTTTGTCTTCCGCACACCGATGATCACGGCAGACACGGCTTTCCGTTTTGATCTGCCTGGTGGGCGCCTGTTGTCAGCAGCCAACAATGTCCTCAAGCTCACCCAAACCCCCAACTCGCCGTCCGTCACCGTCACCGGCACGCTGTTTGGCATCGAGGAATAATCATGGCCGGTCAACTCCACCGTTTTTCCAACCAGGCTGTCACCTACCTTGGTTCGGCGATCAGTTCGACCGACACCGAGATTGTTGTTGTCAACATCCTCAAATTCCCCCATCCTCCGTTTGAGGTGACCTGCGGCCAGGAAGTGATGCGGGTTACGGCTGTTGATGACCAGACAAACACTTTGACGGTCGTGCGAGGCAGGGAAGGCACCACAGCCGTCCTGCACGCAGCTGGCGATCCGATTGCCCACACCGTGACGCGGGATGGTCTTCTGGATGTCCTTGACAACAACGGCATTGCCAATGCGGCCTTGTCGTTTTCGGCAACGGACACAGAGGCCCCAGGCTCTGGGACTGTCTATCTGGCCCCTCTCCAGGGCAACAACATCTCCTTGTGGGACACGCTGGAAAATCGCTGGCGCAAGTTCACGCTGGATATTGCCCCGAATGTCTCGGCAAACGAGGTGGCTGGCAAGTGCGTCGATGTCTTCGCCTACTGGAATGAAGCCACCCAAGCCGTTGCCTTGCAAAAGGTGGTTTGGGACAGGGATACCGGCAGGCCGTCCGGCTATGACCTTGTGCGCGTCGACGGCGTGATGGTCAGCCAGCATTCAACCGCCTGGAGGCATGTCGGCACCTATCAGATGTTGGCGAATTCGGCGGTCGCCCTCTCCAGCCACACTCCGTCTTTGTCTGGGACAAGCACGCTGGAACTGCCTCGCTACGGCAAGAATATCCTGCGCGTTGATCCGCCAATCAACGGCTATGAAATCCATGGTGTTGAGCCGATTGCGGATGGCGATACTGTCTACCTGCTCAATATTTCCGAGACGGACACTTTTTACCTGAAGCACGCTTCGGTGACAGCCCCGTCCGGCTCCAAGCTGTTGGTTCTTGATCTGGATGATTATCCTGTTTTTCCGTTGGGCGGGGTGACTCTTGTTTATGACGCAACCTCTTCGGGTTATCGCGTTCTGGGAGCCTGCTGCACCACGACCACAACCACCACGACAACCACAACTTCCACCACAACTTCCACCACAACCACTAGCGGCCCGACCACTACCACAACCAGCACAACCACCAGCACAACCACTACGACCGCAAGCCCCTACCCGCTGCCAGCCACATGTCTAAAATCCTTGACCTATGTGCGCTCGTCTTCTAACACAAACGGTATATCCGGCAATCATTTTGAGTTCAGCGACGACGGCACAAACTGGTATGTGGTCAGTAGCGTTTTGCCTAAATCCGTTGCCAATTTGACCTACACATTCCGATTGCAAAATACCAGCACCCATCCTTTTCGCTTATTTGACACAGACGGATTCAACCGCTTGGTTCCTTCGGCCACCAATCCTGCGTCTGGCAATGTGGCAGATGGCTTCTGGAGTGGCGATGTGGTTTTGACGGTGACTCTAGAGGAAAAAGCGCCTTTTAGCTACGATTGTTCGTTGCATGGTTACGAAAGCGGCATTGGTGAAGACGCCATCATCTATGATCCGGTTTGCACCTACTGCGCCCAACCGGATATGTTCATTCGCTTGAATATGGATCCGGACACATTGCCTCCACCACCTGCGTGGCCTTCCAATGTGCCAGAAGTCCAGATGCAATTCACCAACCCTCCTGGCGAAGCGACTGGCGGCGATGTTTACAGGACAAGCCTTCAGTTCTCTGGTATGTCCGGCGTCATAGCCGGCTTGAAGATAACTTTGCACGATGTGTCATCTTTTTCTTCGTCGGGCACAAGCGTCTTGATGTTGAAAGCGCCGTCCGGCAAAGATGTCTTGTTGGCTGGCGCTCTGGCAAATAACGGCAATATCACAGAACAGACTTATGTCTTTACAAACGACAGCGGAGATTCCCTGTTTTCTTTCGGTTCTGGCGGAAATTTCCGCCCCAACCCTAATGGCAATCAAAATGTCACATATTGGCCGGATTCATCCGCCCCGTTTGGCACGACATTGACTGATCTATTTGGCGATAGCCCAAACGGAGAATGGAAACTCGGCATGATCGCCGACACAGGTTCTGGCTCAAGAATCTTGCGTGTGCCAAGCTGGTCTGTGGAAATACTAACATCAACCAACGAAAGCCATACTGTTCGTGCGACCGACCCGCAGTCAGGCGGTTATACGCCCGTCAATGCCTGGCCCTACGAAGCCGATACCGAACTTCAGGATTTGGAAGAGCTTGGTGGCGTCAATTACTTCACTTCGACTGTTGACGCTGGCGAAACCCGTTATTATCGATTTAGGTCGAAATATTCTGCCAATTATTATCTGTGGGCTGGTGGGCAGAATTCCGGCGGGGTTAAGCTAGAGATATTCCGCAATTGGAATGCTTCTGGGTCGCCATCTGTCACTTACACAAACCTGTACGACTCTTCGCAAAAACGATTGGCTTGCGACGCAGGCGAATTCATTGTTTTCAAATTCACGAACACATCAATCGTCTTCAAATATATCACGCTTAAATTGCAGACTCCCGGCGTTCATTACGAGATGAGTGCCAATGAGACAGACTGGTATCTTCCGGAAAGATGGAAGTTTGGTGGAGCTAATCCAACCGGGCCAGCCACTTATAATCTGAATTTGAAATATTTGAAAAATTCCAAATTCGCCATGAAGATGACAGGTGCTTTCTCGCCTGTTTGGTCTGGTGGCTCCGGAATTGGGACTGTTTCTAGCAATTCCGTGAATTATTACTACTTTGATTCGACCAAAGCGGCCACCCAGGAATTGTCTTTCACAATGGGTGGAACCTCTCCTTTAATTCGTTACATCACCACCATAACTGGCACGCTAGTTATTCAAAATGATGATCTAGACGACAATCGTCAGTCGATTATTTATGGTGCTGGATGTTTTGGAGACGATCCTGTCCCTGACACGACTTCCCCGCCCACCACTACCCTAGCACCTTGGGTGGCTGGATATTACTGCGTAAACGACTCCTATCAAGGTACTACCGGATGCAGCTATATCTCAACGCGCCCACCCGCCAATCCTTTGGTGACTTATACAGGGCCTTATGTTTCGTCGGGCGCGTGCAATGTGGCGTGTGCTTCGTTGGGAACGACTACAACTACGACGGCTGCGCCGAC